TTAAATAATAAAGATATAAATGATCATGTTTTAAATGGTGATATACATCAAAGAACAGCAGACATTGTAGGTGTTAGTAGACAATTAGCTAAAAGCTTATTATACGCTACAATTTTTGGTGCAGGTTTTGCTAAATTAGGTAAAATGGTAAATGGAATTGAAGATTTAGAAAAGGGTAAAGAAGTTAAAAATAAATTATATGTTGCCTTTCCTGGATTAAAGGAACTAAATAATAGATTAAATAAATTTTTTTATACAACACAAAATAAAGATAAGATGGGTTTTATTCCAGCATTAGATGGAAGAAAAATATATGCTGAATCTTCATTTAAATTATTAAATTATTTATTACAAGCATATGAAGCAATTACAGTTAAATCAGCTGTTGTTAATGCTTTTAAAATGTTTAAAGATGAAAATTTAAATGTTGATATGTTAGGTTTAATTCATGATGAAGTTCAAGTTCAAACTAAACCAGAAAATATTAAAAGAGTAAAAGAAATATTATCTTATTCATTTGGTGATTTTATTACTAAGGAATTAAATTTAAATATTCAAATGGCAGGTGATGCTAAAGAAGGAAATAACTGGTATGAAACCCATTAATGATGATTTAAAGGAATTTAAAAATTGGTACTTAAAAAATAATTTAATTAATGTACCTTATAATAATCCTATAATGTTTATTGATGGTATATCAGGAGTAACTATTTATAGAAAAGGACAATTTCAAGTTCAATTATTTATTTGTGAACCAAATGTTATAATTAAAGAACATTCACATCCTAATATAGATAGTTATGAAATGTTTTTGTGGGGTATGGAATTTACTCATAAAGGTAAAACAATAATAAATAAACAAATGGCATTATTAGAAAGAAATAATATGCCCAGGTGCTCAAATTGGACATTAAGAATTAAACAAAATGAATTACATGGTGGTCAATCATCAAATAAAGGTGGTGCATTTATATCAATTCAAAAATGGTTAAATAATATAAAACCATCTCATGTTTCAGAAGATTGGACAGGTGATATATTAGGTGATAAACACAAAGAGCAATTAAAAAGGTATTAAAATGAACAATAAAATAATTGGTATTGTTGATGGTGATGTATTAATATATAGAGCCTGTAATAAAGCCATAAAGGATAATCTAGATGTAAGAAAAACATTTGATGATATATATGAAGAAGTAAAAATGAATACTGCTTGTGATGAATATAGTTTACATATTTCCGGTGGTGGTAATTTTAGAAAAGAAATAAAACAAGATTTTTTAAAGTATAAAGGTAAAAGAAGAGAAAAACCTGAAAATTATTTAGAATGTCGTGATCATATTGTTAGAAATTATAAACCAATAATGGTTAAAAATTATGAAGCTGATGATACAGCCTCTGTTGAAGCATTTAAATATATTAAAAATAAACAATTATATATGCTTATAACTTTAGACAAGGATTGGAAAACTATTGGTGGTTTATTTTATAATTTATTATATAATAATTTATCAGCTGTATCTAAAATTGAAGGAATAGAATTTTTTCATCAACAATTATTAACAGGTGATGCTGTAGATAATATACCAGGTATTGAAGGTGTTGGTCCAGTTAAAGCAAATAAGATATTAAAAGACAAAAGTTTAAATGAACAGTTTGAAGCTGTTATTAAAGCTTATAAAAAACATTATCCAGAAGATTTTTTATCAAGATTAAATGTAATGGGTACAATGTTATATCTTATTAAAGACTTTAAAGATCATTCAAGATGGTCAATAGAATACTGGAGAAATTATTTAAATGGCATTCAATCAAAAAAAATATAATCAATCTATTAGAGGTATTGCTGTTACTGCTTGCAAGGCCTCTAAAAGACGAGCTAGAATAAAAAATTTACCTTTTAATTTAACATCTAATTATTTGGAATCTATTTATCCTAAAAATTCAATATGTCCAATTCTTGGGTACACAATGAAAGTTTCAAATATTAGTTTAGGTAAATTAAGTCCAACATTAGATAGAATAGATCCTAGATTAGGATATGTAAGAGGTAATGTAGAATTTGTAACAAATATAGCAAACCTTATGATGACTTCTGCAACTGGAAGAGATATTAAAAGGTTTGTTAAATGGGCTACAAAAAGATATAAAATAACAGAAGAGGAAATATATGGGTAAAAACACAACATTTATAAAACATACAAGCTGTGAGTCTTGTGGATCATCAGATGCAAATGCTGTTTATTCTGATGGATCTACATATTGTTTTAGTTGCAGAAAAAGTGCTGCATCTGGTACAGAAGATACAAATATTGAATTTAACGTTGTACAATCACAATTAACTTTGGATGAAATAAGTCAATTACCAATAGATACATTTAGAGGTATATCCAAAAAGGTTTTATATAATGCTGGAGTTAAAATAGAATATGATGATAAAAGAAATATTACAAGTCATTATTATCCCATAACAGTAAATAAAAAAATTAAAGCATATAAGAAAAGAATAGTTGCTACCAAAGATTTTAGAGTTATTGGTAAAGCTGAAGTACCTGAATTATTTAATCAATGTAATAGTGGTAAAAGAAAAAACTTAGTTATTACTGAAGGTGAAATAGATTGTTTATCATTATTAGAAATGCTTACAAAAGCTAAAGCACAATTTGATGTGGTATCAATTGTTAATGGTGCACAAAGTGCTAGAAGAAATATTGCATCTAATTTAGAATTTGTAAATAAATACGATAAAGTATTCTTGGCATTTGATAATGATGAATATGGTATTGAGGCAGCAAAAGATGTTGCACATATTATTAAACCAGGTAAAGCTCATATTGTAAATAGTATTCATAAAGATGCTAATGAAGCTTTAGAAAAAGGTTTAATTGATGAATATTTACAAGATGTTTGGTCAGCTAAATCATATAAACCAGATAATTTTGTATCCGGTGAAAAAATATGGCAAGCATTTAAGGAAAGATCTAATACTAAATCTGTTCCATATCCTGATTGTTTAAAAGGTTTAAATGATAAATTGTTAGGAATGAGATTAGGTGAAATTACTTTATTTACATCTGGTACAGGTTCAGGTAAATCAACTGTTGTTAAAGAAACAATATTAAATTTATTAGAACAATCTGATGCTAAAATAGGTTTAATATCATTAGAAGAATCTATTGGTGATACTGCTACTAGATTAATTGGTATGTCTATAAATAAAAATATTAGAACACCAGAAGATTGTAATGAGGAAGAAGCTAGAAAAGGTTTTGAAAAAGTATTTGGTGATGAAAGATTAATATTATTAGATCATCAAGGATCTGTTCAAGATAGTTCTTTATTATCTAGGATTGAATATTTGGCTGCATTAGGTTGTCAATATTTAATTTTAGATCACATAACAATTGCTGTATCTGAAGGCTCAGAAGGTTTATCAGGTAATGAAGCAATTGATAAGGTTATGAGTTCATTATTAAAAATTGTTAAAAGATATAATATCCATTTAACTTTAATATCTCATTTGAGAAAAAGTCATGGGGATAATAAATCATTTGAGGAAGGCCGTATGGCATCATTAGATGATATAAAGGGATCTGGAAGTATTAAACAAATTAGTTTTGATATTATAGCCTTTAGTAGAAACATGATGGCAGCTGAAAAAGCAGAACGTAATGCAGTTAAATTTGCTGTTTTAAAAAATAGATTTACTGGAGATACTGGTCATTGTGGTCAAGCTACATATAATGCTGAAACTGGAAGATTAAATTACAATATAAGTAATATTGCTTTCAAAGAAGTATTATAATAGAATTCGGTTAGAAGTTAGATCCACAAGTAAGACCTATTAGGCAATGGCTAACAGACAATGGTAGGTGGATGAGCATAGGCTTTTTCCTCTCTCGGCCTACATCACTACTAGTAAACCGAAGCAGCTGGGTAACCTGTTTAAACTGCCCATAAATAAAGAAAGATATATGAAAACAAGAAAGTATAAACCATTACCTAATTCATTAACAATAAAAAAATCAAACATTGAAGGATTAGGATTATTTGCTACTAAAGATATAAAGAAAAATACTAATTTAGGTATGATGCATTTTATAACTGAATTTAATCATACTATTAGAACACCATTAGGTGGATTTATTAATCATAGTAATAAACCAAATTGTATTAAAGAAAGGGAAGATTGTATATATAATGAAGAAACTCATTTAGTCACGAATAGACTAATTAAAAAAGGTGAGGAATTAACTGTTAAATATACAATGTATAAAGTATAAATATGATGGAACAATTAATATTAGCATTAAAGGCCCATGCTAAAGGGCATATTGAAAAACATAAAACAAATGTAATTTTATTATTACAAAAATCAACAGGAATAGCAGAGCATCCTGATATTATAGAAACTATAGAAAAAGAATTAGAAATAATATCTAAATATGATGATCAATTAGAAATGATCAAAAAATATTTCGAATAATTACAGGGTGGCTTTTATACCACCCTATAATTTTAAATTTTATTTTTTACCACCTTTAAAGATTTGTGTTCCTTTTATACCATATATACTGGCAACTACTAGGATCCATAAATTGGTAAACCATTTAGGTAATTCAGAAAAATATTCAAAAAACAATTTCATTTTATCCATTGCAGTTGGATCATCCGATATTACTGCCCATGCCAAAATTAAAATTGGAGCCGAAAGTATAATTAAAACAAATTCATCTTTCCAATCCGATTGTCTTGCCTCCAATAATTTTCCCTGATATTCACTTTCCCCCTTAGCCATTTTAGAAGCATGCATATGTTGTGCATCTGCCATAGCCATTTTGGTTTCTTGCCGCTTTTTATAAATGTGAGAGGCGGCATTAACACCTAATTTTAAAGCACTAAACCACATTAAAATGCCGTAACAGCAGGTACGTTATTTGAACCTACAATACTTTGTCCGAACGCTATGTAAACATAAGTTTGCCCAGAATTATTAGCACTATTATTAGTAGTTTTAATTTTAAAACCATTTGCTAAAAAATCAATATCTCCAAAATTATTATATTCAACTAAATTTTGACTACCTACTATTATACTTTTATTTGGGTTAAAAAAAGTTGGTCTTTTATTATCATACATATAAAAGTTTTCTCCAGAAGGACTTGTTCTTTTCATTGTAATAAAAGTTGGCTTAAACCCAGTGTAAACCATAGTGCCTTTATCATTTCCGTTACCAATATAAGTTCCAAATTTGCTATAACCAGTTTTTTCTTTAAAACAATATGCAATTATATTTTGTCCACTTTTATTATTTGAATCACCATCAACAGAAAAAACACTATTAGTTGGAGCTGTATCATTCCAAGATTGTGTAGAAGTTGCTACTGCATCTGTACCATTATATGCTATGTATTTATTTTTTCCTAAATCTTTAAAATACATTTGCCAACCATAAACTCCAGTTCTATTTTTTAACATAATCAATTCTGGCGCTGATCCAAGTCCATGACCGACTGTCGTAGCTGATCCTGTACCTGTCCATGAAACAATACTAAAACCTGCTGTAGTATTTACACTTACAGTTGAGTTTGTATCTCCATCTGTATTAGCACTTCCTGCACCATTTGCTTTCCAGTTCCAAGACACATAAGTAGAGCTATTAGCATTTTCATCTGTATCATTACCAACTGTAAATCCATCTGTACCAAAAGTATTTAAACCTGAAGTACCCATATCTATTTCAGCAGCAGTAGTATTACAAGCAATTTTATTTTCTACACCTCTTACAGCATCATATAAATAATGATTCGCAGCGTGTGATCTACTTTTAATCCAAGTGAAATCGGGTGCAAATCCAACACCTGTTACTGCATTTGTTCCACCATTTCCCGTATAAGTTACTGTATTAAAGTGATCTGTATTTTTATTAATTGTTGTATAAGCCATTATAAGTTAAGTCCTTTCGTAGATAAAGCCGTATAGCCTGTGGGTACGTCATATTCAAATATTCCGTTACCGCTTGCGTTAGTTCCTGCACTAGCTACTGCTGTTGTTCCGAAGTAACCATTACCAAAATTTATATCATAAACATTATAACCAGATGAATTCCTGTCACCTAAAGCAAGATGCCAAAAATCTGGATTTGCAGACATAGAAGCACCACCTGTTCCTGTTGCACCAGATGTTGGATCACATGAGTTACCCCATGTTCCATTTCTTCCAAAATAACAATATTGATTAT